AATCCTCTTGAGCAGCAAATTCGATAGAACTGGTCTGACCGATATTTGTGCTATATGTTGGTTTAACGTTGATAAACTGCTCTTGGACAGTATCCTTAGAAAGCTTGATTTGCTCGAATTCTTCAGTTTCTTGATTTGGAAGATATTGGACTAATGACTCAAATTCCTCTACAAACGCTCCTAGGTATTCTCGCTTTAAAAGGTAAATATTGCGTTTTTGCTCATTTATCTCAGAATGGTATTCATAGTTAGAAACAGGTCTAACGGTTGCTTCCTTATCATAGACGGTACCATCAGCAAAGCGATATGTGAAGGTTTCGGGCACTTGAGTCCCTTCCTTTAAAACCACTCTTCCTTGAGTATCCTTAATTCTTTGAGTTTCCCAGTGATGTATTGCATTTGCTTCATCATCACTTCCATAGGTACTTACAAGATATTCATATAACTCCCCTTCTTCCATGGGCCAATCTTCATACACATTGATGATATTATTGGTCAGTAGTACCACCCAGTCCATTGACATATCACCATAAAATTCCAATGCAACCTGATCTGGTCTTAAACCGTTTGGAATCGTATATTGAGTAAAACCCAAAATAGAGTCTTCTAGGTTATCTCTGATTTTAATCCTTCTAAAGAGATTCTTACCTAAAGTATAAGGATCTACATTATTCTGTCTATAACTGGATGTCCTTACATAGACATCAGGTAGAAATTTGAAGTAGTTTGACATTAGGTATCACTCCTCGATGTTGCTCCTGGGGCGTTTCTGCGTCTACCACCCCTTCTCCATGCTCTACGATTTGCCCAATAATTAGGATTTGACCTAGATCTGTCATTATTGGGATTTTCCCTTGCTGGGGCAGGAGTTCCAGGAGGGGTAACTGTTGGATATGGGAATGAGTTAGTTCCAATGTTGAAATAACCACTATTCCTTGATGTGACACTATCAAAGGATTCCTTCGTAAGGAATTGAGTTTCTTGGAAACTGAGAGTCATGTTATATGACGCAGGACCAAAATCGGTCAAATTATTGCCTGGAGTCCAAGATTGTAGTGATGAGTAATTCCCATCAGGTGCTAAATCTACATCTACACCTTTTAGTACCATTTTGGTTGGGAATTGCATTAATGCACTTAACATACCCCCACCTGAACCATATCCTGGGTTGGATATTGTTTCATCCTTACCATTATCGGTGTATCGTACCACAGCGATTCTAAAGTACTCAGGTAATGTCAACCAGTTATTACCATCCTTTCCAGGAAGCATTGCTTTCCTGAACGTGTCGATTATCTGGTATATGGTCTGGACATCAGTAGTACTTCTTGGTTGCATCTTGAATGAGAACGAGTGATTCCTGAAACTCGTGCCACTAAAGATTGCTTCTTCATAAGGGTTGAATATTTTACCTTGAGTAAGTGCGGATAGGTCATTTCCACTTAAACTACTCATTCCTTGTCCAGTTACACCAACTGTTGCACTAATTGCTTTTGCTCCAGCACCAAATGCCAATGATGGTTTTGCTGCTTTTGCGAATTGTTTCAATTCACCTTTAAATGATGTACCTTCAAAATCACCACCAGATTGCACTATCTTCTGTGCTGCACCAACTGCTGCTGCACCTGCTGGACCTAATGTAACATTCTTATACTCTGCTGTATATTTCTCACTTAACTTGTTGGGAAGATACAAATATACGGTATCAAGCATTTCATCGTGCTCGTGACCATAAATATCTATTTTAAGGTAATCAACCACTCTCGTCGGGAAAGCTGCTTCATCTTTAATAGCTTCTCTGCTATTGCGATTATTGGCTCCTAACGGTTTGGCTGTTGGGAATACTAACGTCATGGCTTACAAAGGAATCTACAGACCTCAAAATAGACATAAGTATAAAGGTGATCCCACTAGGATTATTTATAGGAGTTTGTGGGAAAAAAAATTCATGCACTGGTGTGACAAGAATGTAAACGTATTGGAGTGGGGAAGTGAAGAAATTATCATACCTTACCGTAGTCCTGTGGACAACCGTCCTCATCGTTATTATCCCGATTTCTATGTTAAAGCGAGGACAAAAGACGGAAGACTCGCAAAGAGCATTATCGAAATTAAACCTTATAAACAGACTCTCCCACCGAAACGTAAAAAGCAGAAGTCTAAGACCTTTTTAACTGAGGTAAAGACATATACCGTGAATCAGGCAAAATGGAGAGCAGCGAGGGCATATTGTGCAGATCGTAGAATGACATTCTTGGTACTGACAGAGCATCACCTAGGAGTATGAGTATTTTCACAGACGTTAAAGATTTAGCAGGAGGTGCCATGCAGAGTAAGTCATGGTATCGAGAGCAGTTGCAGTATGGATTGGAATCATATACTGGTGCATTTACTCTGGGTGACATTATATTTTTTAATTACTCAGCAGCGACACCTAACCTACCATTCTGGGATACATTTCCTATGGTTAGGATTACTGATGTAGACTACGATAAGATGCAGTTTTCAGGAGGTAATTTACACTATCTGAGACCTAGTAGTAGGAAAAGTATGGCAAATACATGGGCTGCTGGTAGTATTTCATATCCTATGCGTTGCCATCATAAATACTTTATGAGTAATGTGACAAGTGCATATAATGTACCTCAAGAGGAGTTGGAGGATATGACTCCACTACCTGTGGAACAGTTTGTTATTCAACCGCCTGGATTAGGGAAAACGTTGGAAGTACCTAGTCGGATTATATGGAGTAGACTTAAGTAATGGCAAATGGATTTACAAAGTTCCGTGAGTTAGTAGCTACAGGAGCGAAAGAACCAGCAAGGAGTAATCTGTACTCAGTGAGGATAGATTTACCTCAAGCACTTATGCTGAACGATCGTATATTAAGATCTAGACAGAGAGAGGTGTGGGAGTCTATTAATTATTTTGCTGATGATGTAACAGTTCCAGGTAAGAGAATTACTACTGGTCAGATAAGAGATGTAGGACAGCAACGTAATTTTGCTACTGATACTGCTGCTACAGACCTACAAGTGTCATTTATTGTTACAAAAGATCTAATACATAGAGAATTATTTGAGAAGTGGATGCAATATACTGCTAGTGATGCAGAGAATAGAGTAACAATATACGACGAATATGTAACTAATATTTTAATATCTAAATGGGAGCTAGGATCCAATATTGTCTGGAATGGTATAACCCAATCAGGCAAACAATACGAACAGAGATTAAATAGAGCGACAGGTGTATGGCAGATGTTTGGAGCATTCCCATATGATATGTCAGCAATTAGTTTTAATAATGGACAAACTGATCTTATGAAATTAGATATATCTTTCTATTATGAGAGATATAGATTTGATACCATTGGTGGTGAGGGTACTCGTTTTGATGCGGGTGATCGTCATATCAACTTCTTTAACGAAAGTGCGAATATCATGGGATATGATGTTGAGCAGAAAGATGTTTCCTTCTATGGTGTCTAAATAAAGATAATATAATTAATCGTTATGCCTTTACCCAAGTTAGCCATACCTGAGTATGAAATGGAATTGCCTATTACAGGCAAGAAGTTAACATACCGTCCCTTTCTAGTGAAAGAGGAGAAATTGCTTTATCTCGCTATGGAGTCGAACAACGACAAAGAGATGATTAAAGCAGTGAAGACAATTATTAAAAACTGCACCAGTTTGAAAGGAAAAGTTGAAGATCTCGCAACTTTCGAGATTGAATATATCTTCCTTAAGATCAGATCTAAGGCAGTTGGTGAGGTCAGTGAATTTAAGATTACTGCACCAGATGATGATACAACAAAGGTCGATGTGAGTATACCATTAGATAAGGTAGGAGTAGTTGTACCAGATGGACATACTAACAAAATTGAGTTAGATGGTAATGTAGGTATTAAAATGAAGTATCCATCATTGGATGTATTCATTCAACAGAATCTTACTGATAATCCCGATATTGATGATATTTTTAAACTTGCTGCTGGTTGTATAGACCAAGTATGGGATAAAGAAGAGGTATATGATACCTTTACTAAGGCAGAAGCACTTGACTTCCTAGAAGGACTCAACTCTGAGCAATTCCAGAAGGTACAAGATTTCTTCCAAACAATGCCTAAGTTAGCGTATACTATTCCAGTTTATAATCCTAAAACTAAGGTCACCAGTGAGCTACAGTTAGAAGGTCTAGCATCTTTTTTCGAGTAGCCCTAATGCATGATAGTCTTGAGAATTACTACAAGACTAACTTCGCATTAATGCAACACCACAAGTACTCTCTAACAGAGTTGGAAAATATGATGCCTTGGGAACGTGATGTTTATGTGAATCTTCTTATTGCTCATATACAAGAGGAAGAGAGAAGGCAAAAAATGGAAGAAAACAAGATGTCCCTTTAAATGGCAATTAAATCGTTTGTTACAATTAAACCATTTAAGATTTCTAGTAAGTTAGATGCAGACTTCAATGAGATCCGTAAGGGAATCAATCGTACAGGTGTTGTAACAGAGGGCATTGCTAATAATTTCTTTGAAACCAATACTATCATTGAGTTTCAACGTGACTGGCTTCGCACTGATATAGCAGAGAAGACAGAGAAATTAGATGATAAGGATAAAAAGAAGAAGACTCTATGGCAGAAGAGTATTAATGCATTTCGGAGAATGTTCCGAAAGAAGAAGAGAGATAAGGTAGAGAAGACATTAGAGGAAGCAGAGAAGGAAGCAGATAAACCTGTAAAGAAACGCTTTAATGAGATTAAAGGACCAGTACAGGGATTCCTGAAAAGGATCTTTGGGTTTTTGGATGCCATTATAAGCGGTTTTATATTGTACGGTATCTTCGATTGGATGGATAAGATG